GGTACAGGGTTTATGACCAAAGAGGTTTTGCAAGATGCCTTACATACATCTGTATTTGAACGCTGCGTTGATCGTAATAGTTGGTGTCCTGTTGGTCCTGGTGCAAAACGCGGAATTAACCGCGTCCTTGGAAATGTTCACGATGCCCCGCTGAGCCCCGGAAAAGGCTTAGAGGTTATGCGCGAGTTGTTTGCTGCCCGCAAAACACATTGGAGTGGAAACTACATTGAGCTCGAGCTGCACGACATACAGTTTCAGCTATGTGAGTTCGATAAGTATGAGCGTGTTAAGCACGGGCAAGGAAGACCGAGGAGCAAGTACAAGCCATGATTATATATGTCCACACTGCTGGTAGGCCACATAAGCAAACCACACTCAAAAGTTTTTCGTCCGACCTTATGAAACGCACACGATTGGTTGTGCAAGATGCAGAAAAAGATAAATATAATATCGCACCGCTAAAGGATAACTTGGTGGTGCTTCCACCACACATCAATCGGTTAAGCCCCACGCGCCAGTGGATACTTGAAAACGCAGAAACCGATAAGTTTGTAATGATGGACGACGACCTTACGTTTGCCCACCGAGGCCCCTATACCAAGACGCGACTATACCAAGCCGACACGGAAAACGTAGAGCAAATGTTTAGAGACCTAGAGTATTTGCTTGACACGTATGCCCATGTAGGCGTAAGTGCACGCGAAGGTAACAACCGAGTGCAGTCAAACCTAAAAGAAAATACGCGCATGATGCGGTTGCTTGGCTACGACAAACCGCGAGTGCTAGAGGCAGGGGCGCGGTTTGACCGTATTGATACAAAGCAGGATTTTGATATGACTTTACAGTTATTGCGGCAGGGTTATGGAAATGCGGTGCTCTACAGCTACGCGCACAACCAGCCCGGAAGTAACGTAGACGGTGGATGCAGCATGTACCGCGACTCAGAAATGATGAACAGGTGCAGCCATGAGTTAGCTGAATTGCATCCGGGGTTTGTAAAGGTTGTTGAAAAACATACGAAAACAAGTTGGGGCGGCGGCATTAGAACCGACGTCCGCATAGCATGGAAAAAAGCATATGAAAGTCATACACAGCCGTAACGTAAACGAGGCATACACTATCGGCCTAAACGCATTGAACGCTGTAGGTAACGTAGAAGATAGCCGTGTAGGCCAAGTTAAGGTTTTCCCCACGCCCGTTGCTACGGTGTACGAAAAACCATGCGAGCGCGTGCTGTTTAACGAACGGCGCGATGCCAACCCGTTTTTTCATCTAATGGAAAGCCTGTGGATGCTGGCTGGCCGCAACGACGTTGAGTGGATAGAAAACTATAACAGTACGTTTGGCCAGTTTAGCGACGACGGGGTTTCATTTAATGCAGCGTATGGCTATCGCTGGCGGCACCAGTTCAAGCGTGATCAACTGGCCGAGTTAATAGCCATGCTCAAACGCGAACCAAATACTCGCCGCGCCGTAATCAGCATGTGGGATCCGTATGCAGACTTTAATGCGGACGGTAAAGATTTCCCGTGTAATTTAAACATCGCGTTTAGAATACGGAACAAAAAACTAACTATGACCGTATTTAACCGCAGCAACGATATTATCTGGGGAGCCTATGGTGCCAACGCCGTGCATATGAGTGTGTTGCAAGAGTACATTGCCAGTGCGTTAGACCTGTGTGTTGGTGAGTATACGCAAGTAAGTAATGACTATCACGCTTACACAGAGGTAATGGCTAGAGTAGGTGTACCGGACCCACACCCTATGTGCCCCTACGATATGAGTGCCGTTGAGCCATACCCGCTAGTAACAGATTTTGAATTGTGGAATAAAACGCTGGTTTATTTTATGGCTGATACACAGCTTTTCCACCAACGCGGATACGAGGCTGATTACAGATTTGATATGGGGTTATTTGTTAAGGAGCCGTTTTTTGTTGACGTAGCCGTGCCTATGGTGCGAGCATGGGGGCGCTTTAAACATAAAGACTATAAAGCAGCAATCACCCTTGTAACGGAAACAATGACTGATTGTGATTGGAAAACTAATTGTAGAGAATGGTTAATTAGAAAGGCAGAAAGAAATGCAACATCAAATGCTCAGAAAAGGCGGATCCGTCAAACGGTGGCACACGATAACGAATGCTAAAGAGCAAACTGTCGCCGCTCATAGTTGGGGTGTCGCAGTTATTATTATGGACCTTTGGCCTGATAGTCGTGCTGCTTTGTTTCATGCTGCTTTGCTGCATGATGTGCCTGAGCAGCTTATTGGGGATGTACCAGCGCCTACGAAATGGGCGCACCCCCGCCTCGCCAAAGAGCTTGACTTGGCAGAAGAAAGTTTCTGGGACACGGTTGGAGTAAGGTTTCCAGCCCTTACAACAGAAGAACATCTTCAGCTTAAAATAGCTGACATGATGGAGTTACTCTGGTACTGCATTGAAGAAGAACGCTTGGGCAACAAAAATTTCAAAGAAGTATTTGTGCGCGGCGTAGAGTATGTCAAGCGGTACCAATTATGCGAAGCATCCACACGAATGCTGGACAACATTATTACAATGGAGGCAGAGTTATGAATTGGACCGTTTTGGTTTTCGCCTGTTTCACAAACTACTGCGTAGAAATGTATTGGCTTGAATACTTTAACACAGAGGTAGAGTGCAACGACACACTGCCAATGATTAACGCGCAGATCACAGACCACAATATCCATGTAATCGACTTAGGGTGTATAGACTATGACCAACGCTAACACACGACAGGTAGGCGGCGACCACTACCGCAATAAGATACAGCACTGGGACTGGGTTGCCTCTAACGAGCTTGATTATTTTCAAGGCCAGATTACAAAGTATGTGGCCCGTTGGAAAAGCAAAAACGGTATTGAAGACCTTAAAAAAGCGCAACACTTTTTAGAAAAGTATATTGAGCTTGAAGAGCGTGCCGAGCGCAGCAAAAACCAAGGCGTGCTTGATCTTGATGGCGCAGAGCCAGCCGCCCACGGCTACGTTAATCAAGACTAATGCGCGGCGACCTTATCATACAGGCGTTGAAAAGTGCCACGAAGATATTTAAACTCAGCAAGCGTGACCTGCACTTGTTGACCATGTATGATAAACGTGTGGTTGATCGTTGGTATAAAAGCAACAAAGTTTCAATAGAAGAAGCCGCCATTTGGGCAGACGCGCTTGGCTACGAGTTAACGCTTAAACGGAAAGAACGTTCGTGATGCAGATACCTATGTTTGAGCCTGAAAGCCAATGGAGTGCCCCAGAGATATTGCCAGACTTTGAACAGGCTGAAGCCGTAGCTATTGACCTTGAAACTTGTGACCCTGCGTTAAAAGAGAGTGGTCCCGGTTGGCCTTGGCAGGAGGGACACGTTGCGGGTATCGCATTGTGTTTTAAAAAGGGCGATAACTTTGAGTCGCACTACTTACCTATCGGCCATCAGTTGGGGCAGAATTTAGATAAACCCTTGGTGCGTGCGTACCTTCAAAGTTTATGTGACTTTGCCATACCCAAGGTGTTCCATAACGCACTATATGATTTAGGCTGGCTTCGCACAGAAGGTATTACCCACCTACAAGGGCCGCTATTTGATACGATGAGCGGTGCCGCACTGCTAGATGAAAATAGAAAAAGCTACAGCCTAGACAACATAGGTAAGTCTTGGTTAAACGTCGGCAAAGATGAAACTCTGCTAAAAGAAGCGGCGGCAGCATACAACATCAAAAACCCTAAGTCTGAGATGTGGAAACTGCCTCCCAAGTTTGTTGGCCCTTACGCTGAGCAAGACACACTGGTTACACTCAAGCTGTGGGAGCACGAGCGGGCACGGCTACAGAAAGACAACCTTGAAAGCATAATGGAACTCGAAATGTCTATTGTGCCGTTGCTTGTAGAGATGCGAGCCAAGGGCATACGCATAGACCTAGACAAAACAGAACAAACTAAAAAGAGTTTGCTGAAGCAAAAAGTAGAATTAGACAAAGAGCTATATAGAAAGTTTGGCGTAAAGGTTGATGTGTGGGCCTCGGCCAGTATCGCCAAAGCATTTGACCACCACAACCTAGAATACCCACGCACAGAAAAAACAGCCGCCCCGAGTTTTACCAAGGAGTTTTTAGATAACCATCCGCACGAA